TCGAAACAGGGTTCAACGGCATCGCACAGCCAATCGACCAGCCGCGCATCTGCTTTGACGCGCACCCGGCAACCGGGACAGCCAACAGCACGGCGGACGGCTACGATGCAAACTGGATTGCAGACGGCGAGACTTGGAGCGTTTGGCAAGCGGATGGCAATAGCGCGACCCTGACAATCTCATTCACTGGCGGGGCGCAGACGTGCAGCTATGCTGGCATTGCCGCGCACAACCTTGGCACAATCGGCGCGAGCGTGACGTGCCGCGTGGGTGGCGTGACAGTCGGCAGCATTTCACCTAGCGATGACAACGCGCTTTTGTTCCTGTTTTTGCCGCGCACCGCTTCCACCGTGCAATTCACCATCTCAGGGTCCGCCGCGCCGCGCGTTGCCGTAGCATCGGCGGGCGAGGTTTTGGAAATGCCGCAGCTATCGACCTACACCGGCTTGCCGATCAGCGAGAGCAAGCAAGTCCGATACCGTCACCAGCAGAGCATCACGGGCGACGTGCTAGGCCGTGCCATCGAGGGCGCGGAATTGCGCTTTGACCTGACCGTGCAGAACCTGCCCGAAACATTCCGGGCGGCGGCGGGCGACGTGACATGGAAGGGCTTTCTACGCCACGTTGACGACGGCAAGGCGTTCTTCATTGCCGCCAAGCCTCTTAGCTATCCCGACGATATGGCCTACGCGCGGGCCTCTGAGCGGCCACGGTTCACGCGGGAAAGGCCGAACTTCAACAACGCAGGGGCCGTCACATTCCAATGTGTCGGATATGCAGCGCCATGAGCAAGCCCGTCCAAGTCGTTGAACTGCGCTACAAGCGATGCAGCTTGCGCTATGGCGTTGCACCATGCACCGCGCCGATTGCCGAGGATGCGGTAAAGTGTTTCAACACCTATGCGACCTGCCAAGCGCGGGACGTGTATAATCAAAGCGGCGGACTGTCTTGGTACTTCCACCGGCATGGCGACCCGGTGCCACCAACAGCGGCGGCGGCTGGCGTGAACTTCCCTTACCCGCCATCGATCCCGATCTTGCAGACCGTTCGGAGCGAACCGACCCGAATTAACCTTGGCGCGGCGCGTGAGGGTGAAAGCCCGTTCGGCTTGCGCGGCACAATTTCCGTTAGCCTCAATGACTTTGAGTTTCGCAACCAGTTTGGCGACTTCTATGCTGACGAGCGCGAGGTCAAGGGCAGCTTGGGGCGCTTGTTGCTGGCGTGGCTTGGCGAGGCCGTGCCGCAGGTGGAGCTGTATCTCTACACCGGGACAGGCGAAGACGCGGCGCTGACCGATATGACGATCCGGCGCTATGACGTTGTGAGCATTACGCCACCATCAGGCGGATCATGGACGATCACGGCGATTGATCCGTTGGCGAGGGCTGAACGCAAGAAGGCGCAGTTTCCACCGGCTACTGACCTGCGTTTGCAGTCTGACATTGACGCGACAACCACCGCGATCAGCGTATCCGGCCTTGAAAGCGACGTATCAACTGCGATGGGCAATGACGGCTTTTTCTATGGCCGTCTTGGCAGCGAGATAATCCGCTATACGGGCTACACAGGCGCAGATGGTATCTGGGCCTTATCAGGGGTCACACGGGCCGCTCTTGGAACTCAGGCCAGCAACCATAGCGTTGACGATGGTATGCAGCGCGTGGGCCACTATGAGCGGGCGCTATATTGGCAGATGGTATATGACCTGCTGACCAATCACACGACGATCCCTGCCGACTTGATCCCATACGATGACAATTGGGTGAGCGAGGGCAACGGCTACCTGTCAACGCTTCGAGGAACCGGGACATTCTCGGAACCCCGCGCCGTGGCAGAGATATGCGCAGAGGCCATGCGGGACGGCATGTTCTCAATTTGGTGGGACGAACGGCAGCAAGAAATTAGGATGCTGGCAAACCGACAGCCGACCGAAATCCCGGTTTCCCTGACCGAGCGCAATGCCATTGTATCTAGCGCGATCAAGCGCACACCGGATGACCGGCGCACCCGCGTGACGATCTATTATGACCGGCGCGACCCGACCGAAGGCATTGCCGAGGGCCGGAACTACCGACAGCAGCGCATCAGGATCGACCTAGAGGCCGAGGGCGCGAACTACGCTGACGGGACCGTTCGCAACCTGATCTGGTATTCCCCGCTTATCAGGACGGACCTAAATGCGATCTTGGTGCAGGCGGCGTTCCTGATCCGGTATCGTGAGACACCGCGCTATTTGGAATTGACGCTTGCCGAGAAGGACAGCGGGATAGGCGTGGGGGATGTGCTCTTTGTCACCAGCTATGACGTGCTGGACACGCTAGGCAATCCGGTGACGGAGCCTTGGCAGGTGATCGAATGGGAAGAGACGGAACCCGGCTTTGCCTATCGCATCTTGGCGCAATCGTTTATCCTGTTCGAGCGGCCTGCGTTTATCATGGCGAACGACGCGCCGACATTCGCCACTGCCACGGATGCACAAAAAGAGCGGGCATGTTATATGTCGGAAAATGACGGGGACATGCCCGACGGCTCAACCGCATATGTAATTCAGTGAGGCTAAGACATGGCAAGTTGGACAGATCAAGACACAGACAGCCTGCTACCGGGCGAACCGTGGACCAGTGCCAAGGCGCTCGCAGCGTTTGAAAACCCCGTTGCCTTAGCTGAAGGCGCGGCTGGCGCTCCGAAGATTCAGACGGCTGCTTATGGGGCGCAGACCGTCAACGAAAATGCAATGAAGGTGGAGCAGGAAACCGTAAGCGGCACAGTCGGAGGGAGCGGAACAGCTACAGTTACAATCCCCGGTAATTTGGTCTTTTTCCCCCGTGTATCTGGCTCAGATGTTGAAGGCGTTATGGCTGGCGGGCAGCTTAAAATTAAAAACCTTAACCCAGACAGTTCTCGTCCCTACACCGTCTCTTGGTATCGGATCGTGCCGTGAGCATTTTCTTTATTCGTGTCTGGATTGACGGCTCCGATATTGTCGCGGTTTCGACAGGGCAGGGGCCGATCCAAAGCACAGGCGATTACGGAAACGCGACGTTTATCGACGCGGTTGCAGAAGGCGACTTCGTGGACGCCGGGACGCTGCGGCCAAGCCTGACCTACGAGAACAACCAACTCGCATCATCGCTTGTCACTCTACTACCGGCCAAGGACGTCACATCGCTTTTAGCGCAGGCGGGCTATGCGGGCCAGCCTGTCTACAACTGGGCAGACGGGAACCAGTATCAGTGGAACGGGGCGGCGTGGGGGGCAACGCCGCTAACATCTCAGGCAGTCGCTGGCATTGCGGATCAGAGCTTTGTGGACAACATCGCCACGGCTATTATCGGGTATGACAACTTCTCAGATGGCGTAAAGGCGCTATTTGACGGCATCGCGGCGAACCTTGGGCAACTCACAGATGACACGGTTGCACTTGAGGCGGATGTAACCACACTGCAAACGCAATACACGTCTCTTGACGGAACCGTATCCGCCAACGTGAGCGCGATCAGCGGCCTAGAGACGCGCGTGACAGATGCTGAGGGCGTAATCACTGCCAGCGCATCCGACATCACCCAGCTACAAGCCGACCTGACAAGCGCCGAAACCGACATCAGCGGCAACGCATCTGCAATCAGTGGCCTAGACGTGCGCGTAACTGACAACGAAGGCGACATATCCTCGCAGGCCAGTGCAATCGTCAGCCTGTCAACCACTGTCGGAAATAACACGACCAGCATCACGCAAGCCCTAACGTCCATCGACGGTATTGAGGCCAAGTACGGCGTCACCATCGACAACAATGGATACATTTCAGGCTTTCAGCTTTTATCGGGGGCAAGCAGCAGCGCGTTCAATGTGCGGGCGGATCAATTCGCGGTGTTTAACAGCACTGGCGGCGGCGGTGATAACCCGTTTACGATCTTCACCAGCAGCCGAACCATTGACGGCGTGACGTATCCGGCAGGAACGTACATTCAAGATGCTTTCATCGACAACGCCGCAATCGTTTCGGCATCTATCGGGACGCTAAAGCTGGGCGGAAACGCGGCTACCGTTGCAAGTTTCAATCAGCTAAACGCAACACTTGACCCGCTGAACTTTATATCTGGCGCTGGCTTTTCAACGCCTCTTGATGCTTGCACCGCATCCATATCAATTCCACCGCTCCAAACAGCAGATATATTCATCGCTCTAAGCCTGCGGCACGGATACCTTGCAACGCCAACGCAATGGGGTTTTAGGATACGTCGCAATGACGGGGCGCTTATCAAGCTGCTGACATCCCGAACTGCCATGACTGCTACAAACGACTTTCCCGTCATCACCTACCTTGAGACGGTCACAAACGCCTCTGCGTCGCCTTTGTTGATCTTCGTATATGCTCAATGGTATGGCGAAAACAGCAACATTGAATTGCAGGACGCCACCATGTCACTTGTTGCGAGGTACAAATGATCTTTGCCATATACGACACCGACACCGGGCGCGTGACGAACTGGATGGATCATCCGTCATTGACAGTGGAGCAGATCAACGCCGGATTGCCGAATGACCGAGCGGCGGTAGAGGCTGACCGGCGCATTGACGGGCCTTGCGAGGTGGAAAGCGGCGTTGTCGTTTCGCTTGGCGCTGATCTGGCGGAATTGCTCAAAAGGGCAAAGGCGCGGGCCGTCCTGAACATCAACCAGCGCGTTGGCGTGGCGCGGCTGACCTACATCACCGACCTGCCGGGGCAAAGCGCGATCTATCAGCGCAAAGAACAAGAGGCGCGGCGATGGCTTGCGGAACAGCCCGACACGCTGGACGGGTTCCCAATGATGCAAGCCGAGGTGGGCTTGACCGAACCGGACGCGGCATCGCTTGCGGCGCTTTGGGTCGGATTGTCGGACCAATGGTCAGGCATCGCAGCGCATCTTGAAGCCATCCGTTTGACCGCAACAAAGGCAATCAACGCGGCGGCGGATGATGGCGAAATAGACGCGGCGGTGCAGGTCGCAGAGCAAGCCCTTGCCGCGTTGGCTGGCTCTATGAATTGACGACTGTTTCGGCTATAGTCCGACAAAAGAGGGCCGTAAAATGAGCATCTGGGACCGGGTTACAAACCTTGATCTACTGCGCAAAGAAATCAAACGCCTAGAGGCCGAGCTGGCCCGCGAAAAGGCAAAATCGAAAGGACTGAACAATGTCGAAGGGTAATACGTTTGAAAACGACCTTCTCAAGTTGATCTTCAACGGCGATGCAATCGCTGGACTGGCAGACGATGCCGCATCATCCCCGGTGACGACGCTTTACGTTTCGCTGCATACAGCCGATCCCGGCGAAGCGGCAACGCAGACCACCAACGAATGCAGCTACACCAGCTATGCGCGCGTCGCGGTATCTCGCAGCGGTTCCGGCTGGGTTGTGACAGGCAACAGCGTATCCCCGGCGGCAAATATCGACTTCCCCGGCGCAACGGGCGGCAGCGAAACAGCAACTCACATGGGCATCGGCACGGCATCGACGGGAACGGGCAAGCTCCTGTATTCCGGCGCGATCACTCCGAACATCACCATTGCATCGGGCGTCTTGCCGCGTATCAGCACGGCCACCACCATCACTGAGGACTAAGATATGCTCGTCAACCGCGCTAAAATGACCACGGCCACAACCGGGACCGGGACAATCACGCTCGGTAGCGCGGTTGACGGCTACCAATCCCTTGCAGATGCGGGCGTGTCCGATGCTGACGTTGTGTCCTATGCGATAGAGGACGGAACGGCCTGGGAAATCGGCACCGGAACCTACACGGCGAGCGGGACGACGCTTTCCCGCACCGTGTCTGAAAGCAGCAACTCGGATGCGGCGATCAACCTGACAGGCAACGCGGTTGTGTTTGTCACGGCGCTTGCTGAGGACATTGTGACACCCGCCTACACAGGCGATGTGACGATCACGGGCGAGTTGAGGGCCGATAGCCTGAATGAAAGTTTCGCATCGGTCACGTCCACGTCCAACGCGGCCACGATTGACTGCGAAACGGCCAACGTGTTTTTGCACACACTGACGGAAAACACGACCTTCACATTCAGCAATCCGCCGGCCACCGGGACCGCCTACGGCTTCACCTTGAAGCTGGTGCAGGACAGCACGGCCCGCACTGTCACATGGCCCGCCTCAGTCAAGTGGGCGGCGGCTACGGCTCCGACAATCTCTACAGGTTCGGGTGAGGTGGACGTGTTTGCGTTCTTCACCCACGATGGCGGAACAAGCTGGTACGGCTTCACGGCTGGGCAGGTGTTATCGTGAGCATTGCACGGCAGATGATGATGGCGGCTGCGGGCGACGGCGGAGGGCCTTTGCCGCCGTACTCCATAGACACTAGCGGGACGGATGGCGGCTTGCAAATCCTGTCCGTTGCTGACAGCGACTTTGGGACGGGGGACTTTACCTACGAGGCTTGGATTTACGCCGTGAGTTCAACCGCCAACTACAATGCCCTTGTAGGGCACACATTCAATGCAGGCGGTGGCCTGCTGTATTTGCGCAGCGATAACTCGATTACCTTCTATGAGGGGTCCGTTTGGCTTGATGTCGGCGCGGTCTCGGACGCCACGTGGACACACGTAGCTGCTGTTCGAAGTGCGGGGACGCTTTCGATCTATGTGGATGGTGTATCCGCTGGGTCTGTTGGATACCCGCGAACCATCTCAGACACTAACCTATATGTGGGGACGAACCAGAATAGGGCCGAGGAATTTCAGGGATATATCTGGCGACCGCACGTCCTAAATGCGGCAAAATACACCGCAGATTTTACGCCGCAGAAAGACTACGGCCTGACGACCGGATCGCTTATGCTCATCGAAGCTGACGCTGCCGGGTTCACTGATTTGGCAGGAAACACGATCACCAACGACGGCGCTGAAGTCGTTGCAGCTGCTCCTTAGAGGTTAGCCCATGCAATATGCACACATCAAAAACGGCGCAATCGCAGCTTACCCGTATTCGGTCACGCAACTGCGCCGCGACAATCCGCACACCAGCTTCCCCAAGCGGCCCAGCGACGACATGCTGGCCGAGTGGGGCGTGCATACCGTGACCGACACACCGCGTCCCGAGTTCGATCCGATGACGCAGGACATTGCCGAGGGCAAGCCTGCGCTGAAAAGCGGCAAGTGGGCGCGTGTCTGGAAAGTGACCAACGCCACGGCGGAAGAAGTAGCGCGGCGCATGGAAAGCAAGCGCGAAAGCATGCGGCTCACAAGGTCGCAGTTTGCCATTCGCGCGGCGGGCATGGGCCTTATCACACCCGCCGAAGCGGAAGCATGGGCCGGAGGCGTGGCATTGCCGTCACTGGTGACTGACGCATTCGCGGCGCATATCGCTGACGACATGGCAAGGCTGGCCGCACGGGTGGACGCGCTATCCGCACCTCACATCCATCGCGTTAATCCCCTGATCCTGCTACTAGGGGCGCAATTCGGATTGTCCGACGATCAACTTGACGCGCTATTCGCGGAGTAAGACATGCTTGGATTTAGCCCGCTCGCATCATCGGCCCTAGCAGACGATGACACGCGCATTGTATCTGCCAGCGGCACACTTGCCGGTATTTCGGCAGCGCTTGCGGTAGGCTTTACGATCCTTGTCGCGGCTGGAACGCTTGCCGGTACATCGACCACCACAGGCGCAGCACAATCAACCGCAATATCGGCAGGCGCGGCCACAGGCTCCACCACAGTCGCGGGTGTGGCGGTGGGCATCAGCCAAGCCACGGGCGCAATCACCGGGACAACGACCGTTACCGGCGCGGCACAATTCACATTCCCGGCAACCGGCAGTCTCGCAGGTACATCGGCGCTAAATGCTTTCCCGTTTGTCGAAGGCGTGGGCGCGATCACCGGAACAACGATTGTCTCAGGCGTCGGCATCGGCTTTGCAATCGCATCAGGCGCAATCGATGGAACATCCACCGTCACGGCCTTTGGTGGCGCTCTATCGGATGCCACTGGTGATCTGGAGGGATCAACAACCGTCGCCGCAGTCGGATCATCCATTGCGCCTGGGCGCGGGACAATCGCCGGAACTTCCGAAGCGACAGCCGAAGGCTCAAGCGGGCGCGGGGGCAGGGCGCAGAACGTATTTGGCGCTGGTCCCAACGGCGTCCTAATCACATCCGTCACGCCGAACAGGATCACCTAAAATGGCCTTCAATCTAAAACAGAACGACACATCACCCTCGCTGCAAACAACCTTGCTAGATGGCGACGGCTTGCCCGTGAGCATCAGCGGAAACAACGGCGTGCGCTTTCACATGCGGGCGGCTGGCGGTACGGTCAAAATAGACACTGACGCCATCGTTGTGGATGCAGCGGCGGGTATTGTCCGGTACGACTGGACCGCGACCGACACCGACACGGCTGGCACATTCCAAGCCGAGTTTGAGGTCACATATACGGATGACAAGATCGAGACGTTCCCGAATCTGGGCTACATCGAGATTGTCATAACAGACGATATCGCATGATCCCCCGTATGCCGCGATCACTATATATCGCCTATCGACTAGCTGAGATGCTGTTATCGCTGGCATCGCGCTTTATCAATGCGGCCTTTCTCGGGGGCAGCACCTACCAGACCACCAGCGCCCGGTCGCACATCGAGCCTTGGCCGCGTGCAAAACGGATCATCAATGCGCTGTTTTTTTGGCAGGACGATCATTGCAAGTGGGCTTGGGAGCGTGAAATAGCCGAGGCGCGTAAGACGCTGGACCGCGCCGGGGTACAGTAAACCTCATACTTTTTCGGAAGGCTGATTTACGCTATGGTGCAGCAAAGCGGACAGGCGGCAAGGGGCGCGGCAAATGAAAGCAACACTCAGAGCGGGGCCGATATGTCAGACGCGATCCTAAAGTATTGGCCTATCGCGGTCGCCTTTGTCGGTTTCGTGGCGTGGCTTGTGCGCCTTGAGGCGCGGTCCATCGACAATACTCAGGAAATCAAACGCTTGCAAGCGCAGCGCCGCGAGGACTTGGAAAGCCACAGGGCAGCGCGGGCGGAGACAAACGCCATGCTGGCCGAAATACGCGACGACATCAAGGCAATCCTTGGAAAGCCGCGCTCATGACGCCAGTGCATTCGGGGCAGTCTCAGGATCGGGGCGTTGAGATATGGGCGGGCGCTGAGTTGCTAGGCCGCGCATCATCGCGGGACGAGGCGTGGACGCTGGCAATGGTCATGCTCATGGGGCCGCAGAGGATCGGCGGGACGCTCATTCGGTGTGAGCGGACGCGGCTCAACGTCGCGCGGAATGCCATAAATTACATGCTCGAGGGTATGGCGGCGGCGAACATCAATTCCCGTCTAACATCCGTCTAACATCCGTCTAACAAAGGGCACGTATAGAGGTAATGATGAGAAAATACAGCAATCGCAGTTTGCGCAATCTAAATGGTATCCACCCCGACTTGCGTCGCGTCCTTGACCGGGCGCTGCAAGAAAGCCCTCTCGATTTTATCGTGATTGAGGGGCTTCGGACAAAGGAGCGGCAGGCGCAGCTCGTCGCGGCAGGCGCATCGCGTACCATGAATAGCCGTCACATCACGGGCCATGCTGTTGACCTACTGCCCATCGGACCTGGCGGGCCACGCTTTGATTGGCCACTGTACCACCGACTTGGGCCAGCGGTTAAGGCGGCGGCAGAGGCCGAGGGGGTTCCCCTTGTTTGGGGTGGCGACTGGAAGTCGTTCAAAGACGGACCGCACTTTGAGCTGGATCGCAAAGCGTATCCGGCTCACGATCAAGGGTAAATGACATGGATGAAAGAGCACTTGCACTGACCCCGTTTGTCAGGATCATTTTGAGATATGGCGCTGGGGTAGTTTTGGGTCTGGAGGCTGGTGATATTCTGGCCGGTGACCCCGATGTTGTTTTGGCGGTGGCAATGGCCATGTCGATAATCGCAGAGCGGGCTTATGCAATCGCCAAACGCAACGGGGGGCCGACATGATCGAAGCTGTGATCGGCGGCGCTATAGTCCTATTTCTAGTGGCGCTGGCGGGGCCTGCTTTTGTCCTGTGGATTGCTGGCACATGGTGACATGGCTATGGATACGGGCGGCGCGGATCATCGCGCCGCTTGTCCTGATCGGCGGGGCGCTTCTGGGCCTTCGCGTCAAGTGGGCGCGCGATGGCGCGAAGAGGGATAGGGAACGACATGTCGAAGCTGACAAAGAGCGGGCGCAGGGCGTCCGAGACCGGGCGCAGGTGGCGCGGGATGCTAACGGGATTAGCAATGCTGACCCTGACGAGCGGCTGCGGCAGCACGGGCGGCTCCGAGACTGAGGCGGCTATCTGCGATGAATTGAGGGCATCGCTCCCAACGTGGTCGCGGCGTGACACGGAGCAGAGCAAAACTGAGGGCGCGGCGTTTTTGGACGTGTTCGATGCGGTCTGTCAGTCATGATGTGGATGTTGGTAGCCGTTCTTTGCATGTCGTCTGGGCCGGATGCGCGATGTGAGCGGCATGTGAGGCCAGCGGTTCAAAGCGCCGATGAATGCCGCGTTTTGATTGCGCCGATGTCGGAATATCTGAAATCGGTCGCGGCAGATACAGGCTCGGCGCTGATCTTTCTTTCGGTGCAATGTGATCCGGGCCGCGACATATGACGCGCCTTGACGCGGCCTGACGCGCTGCTATGTGAGGGGCATACGGGCCGCGCGTTCCAGCGGTATCGCGTACCCCATATGCGATATGCCCCGCGTAGCCTCAACTGCGCGGGGTTTTTTATTCCAGCGCAGCGAGTATGCGGGCTTCGTAATCGGCTTGCGCTGCGGCTTTGGCTTCATCCATAGATGCAAACTCACGCTGCGGATTGAATCCTTTGATGCTGCAAACCCGGCCCTTCATGCGGGTGTCGATGATGTAATCATGACCAGTCGGCGGCGCGGCTATCGCACCCGCCGGATGGTGTTCCCACCTAAGCGGCTTCACGCGCGGCCTATTCATTGATATGGTCCTTCGCAATCAGGGCGAGGACTGCTTTGCGATATGCTTCCTCCGTGTCCAATGCCGCGTGTCGCCAACAATCGTTTCGCACCTCAACATCTAGATCAATAGCAGCCGCCTCCCGCAACGCTTCCTCCCGCGATTCCTGCCGGATACGGTCGAGGGCTGCACGGGCGTCTGGGACGGCTTCATCCGGTATTCCGGCCATTCCCAGTGCAGCCGCTACCAGTGCGTCGGACGCGTCTTTGCGGGTGTATTCGATACTGTGACATTCACTTGGGCCTGCTGGCTTTTCATCTGTCCAATGCCTTCTGCGGTCAGATATCGCCCAAATCCTTTCCGGTGCTTTCGCTGTGTCACTC